GTCGACGGCCTCATCATCTTTGATGAGGCCGACCGCCTTGCCGATGATCTGAGCGAACTCGTTGCGTGCGTCCGTGGCTGCCTGAGCCTTGGCGTTGACGCGATCGGAGCCGTTCTCTCTGCGAAGGCGTTCAATCTCCGTCTTGGCCGCTGCAGGGTCGTCCCACGGGCTCGCTTGGGGCATGTCGGTGTTGACCTTGTCGGCTGTTGCGATGGCGTCCGCCAGTAGCGCGGACGCCTGATCGTCGGTGACGACCGCAGGCCCGGCAGGGGCCTCGGGCGTGGTGGTGACGGTTGGTTGTTCAGACATGAGTCCTCCAGGGACTTTGAGCGGTCACACCGAAGCCCCGGCACCAGACCGGGGCTTTCGACGTGTTGAGGGGGTGTTACTTCAGAGATCCGTCGGCGTTCCATGACGCGGGGATCTGGTCCATTCCGCCAAGTGCCTTGGCGCGTTTCATGATGAAGCGACGCACCGCGGCCTGACCTGCGGCGCCACCTTTGGCGCGGCCCACGGCCATGATCGCGTTGTGCATGTCGTCCATCGTCTTGATCGGGAAGCGCCCGCCTGGCATGGCGGCGCCGGACTTGGCTGCCTGTTCACGTCCTGACGCGCTCAAGTCAGCCATGTCACTTCCCCTTCAGTTTGGTCAGTCGGGCAATGCTCTTTCGCAGGTTGGCGATGTCGATCGCGTTGCGCTTCGGGTCGACCTCGAACGCCCGGAGGCGCCCGCGGAGACTGGCGAGTTTGGCGGCATCGGTCACAGCCGTTGGCGCCTTGGCCACGCGAGGCTTGCTCTTGCTGCCCTTATTGGTCGAGCCGGTCACAGGGCGGCCCTCCGTCGCCTGACGGAACGCGTTACGTGCGTCGTTGCCTGAGCGGCCCTGAGTGGACGACTTCCACAGCGCCTGCGCCTCACGCATCCGTGCGGACGGCTCATAGGTGGTGAACACCGGCTCGACGTGGCATTGGCAGAGCCCGCCGCTACCGTTCGCGTTAGGCGTGTGAGCCCTGAAGTCCGCAGACGACCGCTTGTAGTACAGAAACCCAGCGCCTGCCCGCAGCGCGAGCATGACGCAGAACGAGCAGGCACCCGGCGAGGTGACACGCGCCCAACCCTTGGCGTACTTATCCGCCCGGACTGCGCCGATGATCGTGTCCCGGCCCTGATCGAGGACCAGATTCTGCACAGCCCCATCGAGCTGCTTCATCGCCGCGTCAGTGGTCTCCGCAGTCACCGGGCCATACAGGTCCGTGGTTGCCCACGACACCGCCGACTCGATCACCGAATCCGCAGGCGTAGGAGCCAGTTTTAGCGACGGCCTGCCAGGTACGTGCGCCGCCTGGCGCTCGGCCCGGTAGTAAGCCAACGCACCTGCCGCCGAAGCCTGCCCATACCGCTGGACAATGGCCCGAACCGCTGCCGTGAACAACGGCATCGTGGCCTTGAGATCGTGCAAGTCCAGCAACGGCCACGCCTCACGCAGCAACGACGGGATCAGCGAGACAAGAGCGGCCTGACCGAGCTGGTGCTCATCCGCCGGCCGCGGTGGCGCCTCAACCGTTTGCTGGGACACTGACCGGCATCTTCTTCGGCATCACGGCAGGCGTCGGGGCGCCCGGGATCACAACCGGCTTGAGCTCCGCCGCAGCATCAGCAGTGACCGACTTCGCCGTCCGCAAAGCCCTCGCCTCCATGCTGTGCGCAATCTCCTCAAGCATCGACGCGCCCTGATCCACGGCGCGGTCCTGAGCGAGCCGAGCCCGCTCAACCGCGGAGTAACCCAGCCGCTTCAACGTCACATCAGAGGTCGCAGGAATCGCGCCAGATGCGATCTGCTTCGTGATCGCATCTGATGTCCCCGCAATGGTCTGCGGTGCCGGGTCGCGCCAGTCAGTCTCCAGCAGGTAAGCGTTGTCCGGCAGCGACCCGTCACGGATCAGCAGGGACAGACACATCGTCTCTTCCCACTCGTCGGAGAAGATGACGTGCTTCCCCAGAGAGCGGGACGTCAGCTCTTCATAGCCCGAGCGGATCGCGTCAGCCGAGGCGGGGTTGCCCTGCGTGTAGATGCCCAGGAAGTGAGGCGGCACACCCATGTTCCCAGACATGATCTGGGCGTACTCATCCATCAGCTTCGTGTGGACCGAAGGGTCGCCGGCTGCGAACTCCCCGATCGTGGGGAGGTTCCCGTCCTCGTCGCGCTCGATCATCCACACCTTGTGCAGGTAGGTGTCCCACGCGGTGACAGCCGAGCCGTCGGCCTTCTGGAACGACTCCTCAGTCACACCCAATGCGTACCGTCGCGGCGCTGAGAAGAACTCGCGCCCGACCTCCATGCCCAGCATGGTCCGACAGGCCGAGTCCACAGTGTTCATCCACGGCGCACTGATCTCGCTCAAGCCGTCGCGGTTGGACAGCCGCTGACGATTCGCCATCCGCACTACCGGCACGCGGCCCAGTTGGTGGTCGTCGCGCTCGATGATGTCCCACTTCACCGCGGCAGGGTTGCCTGTGCTGGACGTGCGGGCCAGGTAGATCGTCTTGTCTGGCAGGTACAGCGCCGCGACCTCTTGGCCGTACATGTCGCTCGTAAAGTCCGTGTCCAGGTAGATCTGCAGGGCAGCCGATACGCGGCGCATCCGGGCGTCGTAGGTGGCGATCATGTTCAGCGGCGACTCTGACGTGATGAGCGGCTGACCGTTGGTCGTGTCGTCGCCCGGGCCGACGATGTTGTACGCCCGTCCATAAATGAGGGCGTCGAGGTGGGTCAGGCGCGACTCGCCATCGAGTTTGTTCGCCTGCCAGATGCCCTGCAGGTCGTCGTCCACGTCCGTCGCGCCAGGGAAGCGAAACCCTTCCACGACGCAACGGTTGTCGAGGGCGTCGACACCGATCATGGGCCAACCCACAACCGTCCGAAGCCCCACCAGTGACGGCGGGATGCTGATGCCCAAGTCCTGCATCTTCTGCATACCGTCGTAGTACAGGCCCCGGAGCTCGAGGTAGGGGCGCTGCTCGAAGAGGCGCATCCCCAACCAGTTCGCGGCACCCTGCTCGTCGTCGGACAAACCCAGTGCGGGCAGTGATGGGATCGCGGCGGATGGAGCCATGAACAGCGGGGTTAGGGCATTGCCGGCCACCGGGCACCCCTTTTCTCAGTCCAATAGGATCGCGCGCCCTTTGCCAGGCGTGCCTTGCTTGGTGCTGAGCAGGTAGATCCTGCGGAGCATCCGGCCGCCGATCAGGCAGACGGCCAGGTCGATCTTGTGACGACTGGAACGGTTCTCCTTGCGCACGCTGACCCCGTACTTGCTCGGGGCGAGCTTCGCGTTGACCATGTGCTCGCGCAGCCACGTCGACTCGGTGAATGTCACCGTTCTGTCCACGAGCTCCTCGGCCACCTGCTCACACGCCGGCACGAACAACGCCTGGTTGATGCCCAGCGCCATGTCGAACGCGACCGCATGAGTGCGGGGTCCGGTCTTCACCGGCCAGCACTTGAGGTGACTGCCATACCGCTTCGACCACTCATCGCACAGCGGCCACCAGAACCGGCTATCGCCCTCAGTGTCGTCGTCTTTGGCGTGGGACGGGTCGAACCAGAACGCCCGAACCTTGAACGTCGTCATCGCCTCAACCACCGCGAGGTCGTAGGCGTCCCGATTGACGATCTCCCCAGCCTTGGGCTGCTGAACGTGCAACACCTGCGTGTGCCCGTCGCTGATCCGCGTCGCCACCAGCCCGGTCGCATCACCAGACTTAGAGCCGTCCCCGAACAGGACCACAGCCTCACCGGCTGCGATCCGCTCCGGCCGTGACGCGTTGCGCACGTCGTTCGGGTCAGCCCACGCATCCTCAGCCGCGGAAACCTGGTTGTACCACTTGCGCCGCGACTCGCTCGCCGAGTTCATCGGGTTCAGGATGCTCGCCAAAATCCGCTTGATTGACAGCCAGATCGAGTCACCCCGGATCGACTCCACCACGCCAGGGACAGCCTCGATGGTCAGAGGCGCCTCAGGCGGCGCCTCCAGCGAGTCATACAGCTGCCCAAAGTCCAACGACTTGGGCCGCTGGCAGTTGATGCATTCATGCCAATCCGTCGAGGTCGCATGAACCTCGCACCGGGTGCCCTGCGTGGCCTCGAACGCCTCACGCGCCCTCTGCCCGACACTGTCCTCGCCAGGACGGTACGCGTTACAGATGTCGAGGATGCGTGCCGCACCGGAAGGACTCTTCGCCGCGTTGCCCTCAATCGCGCCGGCCATGTCGTGGCCACCGTTGGACGAGTTCCAGTTCTGCGTCTCCACACGGATGACCCGCGTCGGACGCCCACCCTCAATTGTCAGTGCATTCGAGGTAACAGCTTCAATCTGCGCCGTGTCACCCTTGGCCCACACGTTCAGCTTGCCGATCTGAATGCCGTACTTCCTGCGCGTCTCAGACGGAATCAGTGACGGAAACAACTTCATTGTGGTCTTGGTCTGCGACTGCGCCACGGCGATGATCTGCACCCAAGCGTTCGCTTGCTCCATGCCCACCGGAACGTCTCCGCGCCAGTGGGAGAACACCGCATCCTCAGAGCAGATGTCCGTCACCGACACGCAAGCACCGACCGGGTCCTTGCCCCAACCCTTGAGCCGCTGCAGCACCGACGTCGAATACAGGAACTCGCCCGTGTCCGGGTCCAGCGCGTCAGCCCAGAGGATGAACCGCGCCTGCTCCAGCGTGTACGTCCACGGCCCACCCTTGGGCGCCGACAGGTTCAGGCCTGTCCATGCCAGATTGCGCCACCCCAGCGTGACCGCGGGCAACACCCACCCGTTGTCGTACTGCCACGTCGGGCCGATCTTGACCGGCTCCCACGCGAGGCCCACGGGCGGCGTCGCACGCTCTAGTTGGTCCTCGTACCAGCCGATGATCTCGCGGTAGTCAGAGTCAGCGGTGCGGGTCTGGGAGGCAGCGAGGCTACGCGCCATCGTGCATCGCGCGGACTACCACCACGAACAGCGAGCGACCAGACGGTCATACGCAGCCTCAACGTCGGACCCGAGTGCGTCGAGCAGGATCTTGTCAGCCTCGATATGCGCGTGCTCAGGGTCGCCAGTTGGGTCGAGTCCATCAAGCGCCGCGACGACCGCGGACTGATTGACGCCGAGAATGTAGCGCCGACGGTAGCCGGCCAAGTCGCCCATCAGGCACCCCGCTGCTGCCACTTGGTGACCGCAGCACTGCGATGCTGATTCGCCGCGGGCACCTCGTCCGCGTCAGGCAACGCCAACTGCTTAAAGAACCCCGCGCGAGACTTGCGATGCTTGTCCATCTCCGCAATCAACGGGTGGATCACCAACTGACCCATGCTGCCCTTGGTTGTCATCGGACTCTCGGCAGCGACCCACGCCTCAGTCAGCAAGGTGATCATGTCCGCAGTCCGGCACACATCCTCAAGGACCGTGAACTCATCCGGGCGCAGCTTGTACGAACCAGCGATCTTCGACCACTGAGCTCTGCCCGCCCTACCAAGACCAGCGGGTGCCTTCGGTGCTGCCATGATGACCTCCAGGGTCGAAACGACCCACCAGGGGTCGGGGAATGCTGAAAAAACAGGCGCGAGGCGCACGCAGGATCTTGCCTGCTAACCGCGTCGCCCTACACCCTTACCAGGGTGGGGTGGGGTCCCCAGGGGGGGTCGGTTGCCGCGATGGATTGGATCAGATGAGTCCGGGGTGTCGTTCGGTTGGTCGCTTGCTTCGTGCGGCGTACCTCATGCTGCCTCGTGCCGCCTCTTGCTTGCTCTTGTCTGCGTGGCAGTCACGTCCACAGGTAGGGCAGGGCGCGTCGTGTGCGGGCGCGAGGTTGGATGCGTCGTGGACTGACAAGGTTGGGTGTGTCCACTCTGCCCAGCAGATGATGTGGTCTACCTGTGTCGCTTGCCCATGTCCACATAGGTGGCAGATGCCATGGTGTGCAGCGATGATGCGTGCTGCTTTGTGGGGGTTGATGTAGTCGGCTGGTGTGCGGCGCTTCTGGTTCCACGCCATGGTGCTACTGCAGTGCGGCGATCAGTGGCACGAGGACCCAAGCGAGCAGGCCTAATGGCACCCAACTGATGCGGGATGGCACGCCGGCTGCGGCGAGACCGAAGCAGACGGCGGCAACAATGAGCAGGATCAAGTCGAGGGTGTGCATGGTGCCTCCTGGTGGCGAGCTTCACATCGACGCGCCAAGGTGGGGACGACGAACACCTGCCCGCAAGTGGCGCACCGGTACGGGTCAGTGGTGGGCATGGGTCAGTGCTGACCTCTGGTCGAGGAGCTTGTCGATGCGCTCGTAGAGCCGGCGGACCATGGGCAGGTCGTAGAGGTCAGGGGAGGCCAGTGCTTGGCGGCATTGGTTGAGGGCGCGGTCGAGGCTGGCGATGACCTGCTCCTGGTCGACCATCACGCCACCTCCAACGGGCATAAGTGAGGCCCGGTGAGCGTGTGCTCGATCCGGGCCTTGGACATAACTACGTCCGTGTGATTCGATGATGCAACCCGTCAGGGCACAAGTCAACAATCAGCCCTCTTGCGCCCATTCCGGGCGTGTCGCATCGAGTACTCCGTCTCGTAGAACTCAGCCTCCACGACGTGCAGGCGGCCCTGAAACCACACGGCAGCCAACTGGTCGCGGCGGATCCATGACCGGATCGTGGCGGGGTTGACCTGAAACTGCTGCGCGGCCTCGGCGATGGTGAGTAGGCCCACATCCTCTTCGCCCAAGTCGCGGCTGCTCAACGGGCTCACCCAGTCCACCGCTCGCGGCCGTCCAACGCGTGGTGCGTGATGACCCACCCAAACGAGCCGTCGTCCCGTTCGACCGGCTCTGACGTGACACCGCACACGCAGTCGTCGCCCTCAACCTCATGGTCCACAAGATCATCGTCAGGCCAGACATGGGCAGGCGACCCGTCTGTGTGCCCCCGCCATCCACTCATCCGGCACGCGCCTTGCCGAAGGTGATGGCGCGTGCAAGGAACGAGTAGTATTCGAAGTCCCAGCACGCACCGCACGCCCGGCACTTCACCAGGTCGTCACCATCCGACCTCTGAAGGCTTCGGCGATCACAGACCATGCACGCCCCCGGCAGGCGGTGCACCAGCCGGTCCGTGCCAGTGACCTGGACCAGGCGCCGGTTCATCCGCAGCGCGTCGAAGCCGATCGAGACGGCGTCAGGACCGCACAGCAGCGGGGTG